TGCATCCCTGCCTGGACTGTTGAACATGTGTGGTATGGTATCCTACACATTGCAGTTTAGGCGCCTTCGTTCTAGAAGGTTCGATATGGGGTTGTAATAGTGATTCTCGAAACACTATTATAGAATTGAACTATAATACACTAGTTCGGTATTATAGAAATTAGTAACCTATTTACTCTTAGAGTAGAGAGGATCGTTCGAACTAAAATTTTAATTTTAGAAAAGGAGGTAACAACTATGTACGTTGTTATTACAAATCGTGTATTAGGACCTAGTCCTAAGACATCAGTATCAGCTGCAGCAAAGAAATTTGCTCAGTTACATTTAATCTCACAAGGTGTTAATCCTTTAGAGAATAAGAATGTAGGTTCTGTCCCTATTGTTCAGAAACCTTCTCAGAAGATGGATTTGGGTGAATTTACCCCAGACCAAGAAATAATATTAATAGAGAATTTCTCAAGATTAGGAAATACTCCTGCTTTTGAAGAAGCTCTAAAATCCTTCAGAGCTAAACGTAGTGAAGCCTTGACTAAATTAGGTTTCGACCCAACTAAGTCTAGTTTCGTATTTGACGATTCCTTAAGAGAGTCGTATCGTAAGTTAATGTCTGGATCGCGCTTTGCGTTCAAACAATTGAATGTTAAAGCCGTTGTTCCTGGGAACAAAGACAAAGGAATATCTGAAAAGGTAGTTTCTACCAGATCAGTCTATTGCTTACCTAACGAAGTAAATACTATCTTAGGTCAAATCAAATCTATGTTACCAGGTACAAACCCAGAACAAGATAAACGTACTGTGGAGAAGCTTGTAAAGACTTCGGCCATCGATGAGATGATTAATCTCCTCACAAAAGTGGGAAAATAATCTAAATAGTAGTTAAAAGGTCATGAAAACCCTGACTAAGTTTGATACCAAATTCATTAAGAAATTGGAGGTCTGCAATGGAAAATTGCATTAAAGATCTACAAGATCTACGCAACTTCAATGCTGATAAAGGTGTTTCCTTATTCTTCGGGATACACCCAGAAAGTATTGAATATCATTCAGTATCTTATACTAAATTATACCATGTTATAAGCAAAACATCTTCAAAGTTTGGCTTTAATGTGGACCAATATCTAAATTATATAGATACTGTACTAATTGAATTCTCTCACCTTATTCAAGATGAAATTAAAGGGGTGAACCAAACCCTCAGTGCGAGGTGTCAGGTTGATGATTGGAAACATGACCTCAAATTAATTGAGGAAATGATCAATAGTGTTTTATATCTTGATGAAGAATCAGATATAACATTGCTAAGTAAATCCAGTCTGAAACCGGATAACACATGTGACGCTTGTGTCTTATATGACAAGAAGCTTAATTATTGCCCATATAGATATATATGGTTAAGTATGAAAGGAGATGATTGTCAATATCATATCCAATATTGTGATTTTAGGACTAAATCGTATCGATTTGTCGCTAGAAAACTAATTAAATTATTGTACAATCTTTTGTATAATAATGCAGGACTAAAGAGTAATAGACCTTTATTAAGGCTAATTCTCACACCAATTACTTCATATTCTCATTTCTATGAGACTATGAATCCAGTAGGCAATGCTTCTAAAGAAGAATGCATTAATACGATAGAAATGCTTACTTTACCAAGTAAACAGTCTCAAGTAATAAATAATACCTCTAATAGAGAGATATTAATAACTTTAGATGTGGTAATGGATGATATCCAGAACACAGATCTGAGATACATACAGAATATAAAAACTGTATTATCTAATTTTGAAATCCTTCCTTTTAATGAAAGGGATTATTATTATTCTTTAAAGGCAACGCCTAAAAAGGTTAATGGTAAACAGATGAAATCATTATTCTCATCTATATATGAGGATGATCCAATCAAGGATTTTGAATGGACCAAAGCTTTTGATGAAAGGTTTGGCTACAGATCATCATATTCAGAAACCAAGAGTTATATCTCTGGGTGTAATATTAAAACTACTAGGATTGATAATCCTGGTAAGTATAAAGGAAGAGCAATACATATTGCATGTAATGCTATACAAGATAGATGTTCATTCATCCATAATAGATTAATGAGCATAGAGAATGGCTTAATTGAATCTTGTGTAAAGAATCAATTTAAGGGCGTACAGTTCCTTTTAGATGCAACATCTAAATGGGTTCAACAGAAAGATAGAAGCCAAGGGGCTTCTCTCTATAATTTCGACTTTACCAATGCAACAGATACATTGGATCAAGAAGTACAAAGAAAAGTTATCAACTTTTTCTTGGGTCAAGAAGCAGGAAATTTCTTTTATGAAATATCCCGTCTAGAGAAGCACTTCATTTATAATGAATTGCGAAGTAGTAAAGACTATCAGGTTGATATACCTTATATTCAATCTTATGGACAGCCACAAGGACTTTTAGGATCCTTTGACGGTTTTAATTTATTTCATTATCTCCTTATGTTAGGAGTAATGAAGCAGGCCGGACTTGAGAATTATCCCTCAAGTAAATTCTTTAGGATTCTCGGAGATGACTCCGCAATCTATACTATTGTCCCAGATGAAGAAGGTACTATCCCTGAGATATATCGAAGGTTAGCTCAGTCAGCTAACTTAATTATTAATCTTGATAAATCAAATTTGATCTATCATGATCCTGATAAAGCATTTGCGACAATTGATTTCGCAAAGGTTAGTGTTACGAATGGAGAAATCGATTCTCCCATACCTTTTAGATTAATCTCACAATGTGGGAATAATTTAGGATTGTATGCTACAGCCTTTTGGGTTTTAGCAAAAAATCTACAGTATAAAGAGGAGTTTCTTCTCTCTGTACTTGAGGAGGATTCAAACCAGGAATTTTCATCTTGGTTCTATAGTATTTATAGAGCAGGATTAACATCCTACTATTATAATGAAGAGTCCTTCAAATGGGACCCAGTCGTGGCACTACATGCAGTAATTATATGTTACTCCATGTTAACTAAGAACTTATGGGAAAAAGATATTTCTCATAAAGACCGTCATAACCGAAGACCATCATTGGTACTTCAGGAACTTGATAAACTATTATTAACAAATGTTAATAAGAGTGATCTTAATACTGATTTGGACCTTCTAGATCCACATCACAAGATTAACAATATTAGGGTTAAAAACCATGATATTGCAAAAATACTACAGAATTCTGTATTGTATACAGAGACTGATACTGTTTTTGATTTGTTATATTCACTATACACAGATCAACTATCTAATTTAATAACATCTGAAACATTATTAAACTTACTTATAGCTTTCAGAGATATTATGAATATCAATGAAGATTATTCTTTAGAAGACTGGTTTCATAACCTATCTTTTAACTTTAATGATCTAAAAGAGCTTTTGTACTCTAATGATACAAATAATGTTCTTATTAAGGATGTTAAACACCCTAATAAGTTGAGTGTTGCATATGAGTCATCATATGTTCTATTTAAGCAGTATACAAACTACTTGAATGGTGTCGCTCAACTAAATATTGAGGTAGAGAATTCAGATAAATCTACCTAATCGGTAGTTAATGAATCAGGGAGACTAGACCCTGGCCTAGAAGAACAGAGTTCGATGACTCTGGTCGGACTATTCAGTTTGACCTAAACCAATAGGGATACTGTGGACCTAAAATTAATTAGGCTTCTTAGTTACAAACTAAACGTTTGTTTCTGAGATTTCAGAGTGTTCAGATTGGCTAGAGAGCAT